GCCGCGATGGCAGACCTCTATGCCGAAACCAGCGGCCAGTCGACAGAAGACATGGCCGAGTTAATGGACGACGAAACCTACATCCGTGGCAAGCGTGCCGTGGAGCTCGGCCTGGCCACCGGGCTGTTGTCGTCCACTGAAGTCACCGAGCGCGAAACCGAAGACGCCGCGCAGGCCAATGCGCTCAAGGCCATGGATGTAGCCCTGGCCAAGGGCGGCATGCCTCGCTCCGAGCGCCGCGAACTGTTCGCCAGTTTCAAGTCCGGTATGCCTCGCGCTGCCGGCGGGGGCACGCATAACGCTGCCTCGACCGATAAGCCTAGCGCTGTCGCGCCAGACCTCTCCGCCTCTCTGAGCGCGGCAACCGATCTCCTCAATTCTCTGAAAGGAAAGTGACCATGGACTTTGAAGCCCAAGTCAAAGAACTCAACGCCAGCCTCAAGGGCATTGGCGATCAGATCAAAAGCCAGGCCGAGGCGACCGAGAAGCAAATCAAGGCTTCCGGTGAAATGAATGCCGAAACCCGCGCCAAGGTTGATGAACTGCTGACCAAGCAGGGCGAGCTTCAGGCGCGACTGGGCGAGGCCGAGCAGAAGCTCGTGAACGCAAGCCGGGATCGCAACCATCAGGAGGAGCCGCAGAAATCGGTAGGCGCCCTCGTGATCGAAAGCGAAGAAATGAAGGACATGACCTCGTCCTTCCGCGGCTCTCGTCGTGTCTCCGTTCCGCGTGCGGCCATCACCACCGCAACCGGCGGTGACCTGGTGCAGACTCAGCGCCTGCCGGGGATCATTGCCCCGGCTCAACGCCGACTGACCGTTCGCGACCTGGTCGCACCGGGTACCACCGAATCGAACTCCATCGAGTACGTCCGTGAGACTGGCTTCACGAACAACGCCCGCACCGTGGCGGAAACCACTGCCAAGCCGTACTCCGATCTGACCTTCGGCCTGACCACTGCGAACGTGCGGACCATCGCCCATTTGTTCAAAGCCAGTCGGCAGATGCTGGACGATGCCAAGGCCCTGCAGAGCTACATCGACGGTCGTGCACGCTACGGCCTCAACATGGCTGAAGAGGCTCAGTTGCTTTACGGCAACGGCATCGGTGTGAACCTGCAGGGCCTCATGACCGTTGCTCAACTGTACGCCGCCCCGGCTGGCGTTGCTGTGGTGGGCGAGCAGCGCATTGACCGCCTGCGCCTGGCGCTTCTGCAGGCCGAACTGGCCGAGTTTCCATCGGACGGAATCGTGCTCAACCCGATCGACTGGGCGGCCATTGAGCTGACCAAGGACGGGGAAGGCCGCTACATCATCGGTCAACCGCAAGAAGGAACCAACGCGAAGCTGTGGAATCGTCCGGTGGTTTCCACCCAGGCCATGACCCAGAACGACTTCCTGGTTGGTGCCTTCAAGCTCGGCGCTCAGATCTTCGACCGCATGGAAATCGAAGTACTGATCTCGACCGAGAACAGTGATGACTTCGAGAAAAACATGGCAACGATTCGTGCTGAAGAGCGCCTGGCCTTTGCCATCTATCGCGACGAAGCGTTCGTTACTGGTCCGCTGGTCACGCCTTAACCATCCCGCAAATCGGCGCCAGAAATGGCGCCGCAATGGAGTAATCCAATGGCACGTAAACAGGAAACACCAGCCTCCACGGCTGATGCGAAGGATTCGGTATCGACCGTTGATTCCAGCAGCGGACCGGCTGATGCTGCCGGGATGCCTCTTTCGCCTGGCCAAGCGATCGTTCCAGACTCTAGCGACTCCGCTGATTCGGGCGTCCCTGCAACTGCTCCAGGCTCGGCGGAGGGCTCGGGTCTGTTGACGGCAGAAGGACAGGCAGCCGCTGGCACTGGGCCGGATGGCGTCACAGGCGAGCAGGGTGCCGGTATCTCTATGACGGACGCTGCCGATGCCGCATCCGAAGCCGGCGCTCAAACTGCCTCAGTCTTGGCAGATAGCGGCGCCGGCGCTGATGAGTTGGTACTAGATGATCGGGCCAACCCCAACCCTGCGACTCTTCAGATCTATCCGCTGCGTTCGTACATGGACGAGGGTGAGCTTCGTCGTCGAAGCGGTCCAGCATACACGGTGCCCCGCCGGCATGCGGAGGAACTGGTGCAGCGGAATCTGGCATCACTCGAACCGCTGAAGGAGTAGATGATGCCGGTTATCAGTATGTCCATTGCCCGGCATCACCTTCGAGATCCCGATGATGATGACGAGTACCTGGAGCTGCTGGTCGAGGCGGCGGAGGGGCAGGCGATGGACTATCTGAACCGCCGTTTTTACGCCAACCAGCAGGCGCTTGATGAGGCTGTCGCCGCCGGGGATGCCGGTGACTCGCCCATGGTCAGCAACAAGCAGATCCAGGCGGCTTGCTTGCTGATCCTCGGCCATCTTTACGCCAACCGCGAGGACGTTGTGATCGGGACCATCGCCACCGAACTGCCGCAAGGTTCGAAGGCGCTCCTGACTCCGCATCGCATCGGGTGGGGCATATGAGGGCCGGGCCGCTGCGCCACCGGCTGCAGGTGGCTCATCGACACGAGGAGAGGAATAAATCCGGGGGCGCCATAGTGACGTGGCTGCCAGCTGCTCGCCCTGAAATGTGGGGTGAGGTTCGGACCCCAAGCGGTCGGGTCATTGCGGTTGCTGAAAAACTGAGTGCTGTTGTAACTGCCGAAATCATCGGCAGGCCGCGCCCAGATATCGTCGCAGGATCGCGCCTGACACGTCGAGGGATCACCTATCAGGTTGAGGCCGTGTTGCCGGACAACGAAAACTCCTTGATGAGGCTTCTCTGCTCATCGGTACCTAACCCATGAGGTGAATGATGAAAATTCGAGCACTAGGCCCGCTGACGGGCGCATCTGGTGAGCGTGAAAAGGGCGAAGAGTTCGAGGTCGACAAGGCCTATGGCGAAGGCCTGATTGCCCGGGGGTATGCCGAAGCGGTCACCGACAAGGCCGCGAAGCCCGCAAAGGCTGATCCGGCCAAGGAGTAGGGTATGGCGCGCCGGTCGAGCCTTCGCGGTGACATCCGGCTACGCCGGACGCTGCGCAACATCCACAAGACGATGGACAACGAGTTGCAGCCCGCGATGCTAGAGGCGGCGAACCGCATCCTGGAGACCCAGCGAGAGTTGATGCCCAAGGACACCGGAGCGGCCGCTGCCGCGCTCAGGGTTTACGTTTCGCCCAGCGGTTTAGATGCCCAGATCGGCATTCGTGGCAAGCGCGACAACCGACGGTTCTTCTACCTGCGCTTCATTGAGTACGGCACCAAGGGCTATACCGGCGGCAAGCGAGCTGGTGATCGTAACCGGCGTGTCACCAACAAAAGCGACGGCACCCACTTCTTTGGCAAGTACCCGGATATCCCGGCCAGGCCGGCTCACCCGTGGCTGCGCCCATCTATCCAGGTCAACCGGGAGTTTGTCATGGCTGACATCAGGGCCGCCGTGAGCCGCACGTTGCGCAAGGCAAGTCAGGGGGTAGGTAATGGCTGATCCATCACTGGCCCTGCAGGAGGCGATCTTCGCCAGACTTCAGGCCGAAGTCAGCTGTCCGATCTACGACGGCGCGCCGCTGAACGCCGACATGCCGTATGTCTCAATCGATCGGGAGGTATCAGTCAACAGCAGCCCGATCTCGGGCCGCAAGCGCGAAACTCGCCTGCTCTACCTGTCGGTCTGGTCGGACGCTGTGGGCCAGGCCGAGGTAAAGCGCATCAACGGCGAAGTCATTGCTGCGCTGGACGAGCGCCGCCTGCCGCTAGAAGTGGGGCGTGCCGTTTCCGTGCGAGTCGAGCAGGCCGACGCCCAGCGTGATGCCGATGGCATCACTTACCAGGGTTCTATCACCGTCCGCGTGATCACCACCCACTGAACCACATACCGGCCGCGCCGCGGCTTTTATCCAATGTGCCTTTGGAGGAACACCCATGGCCGACGACAACCTCAATACAGCCGCCGGCTGCCGCTTCTTCATCGGCGGCAAGACCGGCGCAGACACCGAAACCGAGTACAAGGCCGACACATACGTCGAAGTGGGCGAGATCGAGGACTTGGGCGAGTTCGGCGACACCTTCAGCAGCGTGAACTTCACCTCGCTGAAAGACGGCCGCGTGCGGAAGTACAAGGGCACTGCCGACGCTGGTGACCTGACGCTGACCGTAGGCCTGGACAATGGCGATGCTGGCCAGAAGGCCGTCAAGACTGCGCACAAGGATCGCAGCAAAGGCGATTACAACATCAAGATCACCCTCAACGACGGTGATCCGACTGCTACCCCTGTTATCAATCCGACCACTTTCTACTTCCGTGGCAAGGTGATGAACAACACGGTTGCGCCGGGTGCGGCCGACAACGTGGTTCGCCGCAACATCACCATCGGCATCAACTCCGACATCCTCGAGTTGCTGCCTGCACCGGTCACCCCATAACCGAGCCGGGGCTCCGGCCCCGGCCTCACTGGACTGAGCTATGAACAACACTCTGCACGGCACCATGACTCTGAAATTGGGCGATGAAGAATTCACCCTGAAGCCCACCCTCAAGGCGGTTCGTGCAATCGAGAGCCGATTCGGCGGCCTGCGCGGAGCATCGCAGACGATCAATGCCCTGAGCGTGGAGGGCTGCGCGATTATCCTCGCCGCTGGTGCCGGCCTGGAGGGGAAGTCGGCTGAGGCTTTGACCGAGAAGGTTTGGCAGGCCGGGGTGCTGGAGGTTTCGACGCAGCTAAACGCGTACATCGTGGCGCTCTATAACCCTCGCGGCGTCGAAAAGGGAAAGGATCAAGCCGGGACGGCGTGAGCGCCGTTGAGGACGGAAGTTACGTCGACCGGCTGTTCTCGATCGCGACAGGCTGGCTTGGATGGTCACCCGACACTGCGTGGCGCACTCCATTGCCTGAGCTGTTCATGGCGATGGATGCCAGGGTTGAGTGGGCGCAAATGACGAACCCCTTTGGCTCTGGCAAGTCGGTCGGGCAGCCGGAGAAGCCTAAACCTACTACTGTGGCAGATAAGCTGCGGCAGGTATTAACGGGCAGAAAGGCTGCTTGAGTTGGTAGCGGGAGTTATCCTATACCCCGATTTGAATTGGGGATGGATCCATGCAGCTACTTATCCTACTAGCGCTTCTAGTAATCATCGTCCTGATCGCTCCCTGGATGTTGGGGGTAATCGCGACTGTCGTGGTAGCCGGAGGGGCGGCTTTTTTTGTCTTCTGTCTCGGAGCTGCCATCGTTCTCGTTATTGCAGCTCTTATGCTGCGATACCTGAATGACCCGGTAAAGCAACAAGAGCGCCTCGAAAAGAGAGCCAGAAAAGTTGCCGATGCCGCGAACCGAGCCAATAGAAGGCCCGATTGATATGCGAATTCAATGTTCTTGAGCCCGGCGATGCCGGGTTTTTTATTGCCTGGAGATCGGCATGGCAGATTCAGACATCCAGGGGATGCTGGTCCGTATTGAAGCGACCACTGCTCAGCTTCGCTCTGAAATCGCTAGAGCTGAGTCCACTGTTGCCCAAGGTGCCACGGCGATAGACCGCGGCCTTGCTCGAATTGACGAGAGCTTTGATCGGGCGGGGGAGAGCGCCCAGAGTGCAGGCGCACTGATCAAGAATGCTCTTGCCGTGGCGGTGGGCGCTGCCTCAGTTCGTTCCATTATCGATGTCGCCGACTCCTACTCACAGATGTCGGATCGAATGGGGCTCGCGACCTCCAGCGTTAACGAATACAACCTGGTGCAGGACAGGTTGCTAGATACGGCCAAGCGCACTTATCGCCCCCTGAATGAAGCCCAAGAGCTGTACATCCGGACGGCAGACAGCCTCAAGTCCATGGGGTACAACACCAGCGAAGCGCTGGATGTGATGGACAGTTTCAGCTTCCTGCTTGTGACCAACTCGGCCAGCACTGACAAAGCAGCCTCTGCGATCGATGCATATTCCAAAGCGCTGCAGACCGGTAAGGTCGAGGCAGATGGTTGGCAGTCGATCCTAGCGGCGATGCCGACCATCGTAGACACCCTAGCCAAAGCGACCGGCAAGAGTGCTGAGGAGATCCGCTCTCTGGGTGCAGTAGGCCAGCTCAGTCTGGATGTCCTCACCGAGGGCTTGCAGAAGTCGGCACAGGCAAACGGTGAACTGGCCGACAGCATGGGCGTAGCGGTTCGTGATGCACTGCAGAATTTAAGCAATGCTTTCTCCGTCTACATTGGTCGCCTGAATGAGACCACTGACGGAACGGGGGTTCTGGCCCAGGGCATCAGTGTCATCGGAGATAACTTCGAATCGCTTGCCAACGTCGCTGGTGTTGTAGCTGTGGGGGCGCTTGCGGGGTACGCCCGAAGTCTGGCGGGCAGTGCCGCAGCGTCACTTGCGGCGACT